TCAAGTTGCTGAATATAAAGGTAAATTATCCCCTAAAGATTTCGGTAACGTATTAGTAGGTATATCTTCTGAATATAATGATGCTCTTTTAGTAATAGAGAATGCTAATATAGGTTGGGCTACTATAGAACAAGTATTAGAAAGACAATATAATAATTTGTATTACAGTTCTACATCTCAAATGGAAACTGTAGAAACATACATGTCAAAGTATGAAAGAGATAAATTAGTTCCTGGCTTTACTATGTCAGTTAGAACAAGACCTTTAGTAATAGCTAAAATGATAGAATATATTAGAGAAAAAGGAGTTACTATTCAATCTAAAAGACTTCTCGGAGAAATGAGAGTTTTCGTATGGAAAAACGGTAAACCTCAAGCTCAAACTAAATATAATGACGATTTACTTATAGCATGTGCAACTGCTCTTTACGTAAGAGATACTGCTTTGAGATTAAGACAACAAGGTATGGACTTAGCTAGAGCTCAACTATCATCATTCCAGAATCTTAATGCTAAAAACAAAGCTGTTATTAAGACAGTTGGAAATCAGCAAAATAATCCTTATCTTATAGATAATGGCTATGGTAAAGAAGATATATCTTGGTTACTTTAAACGAGCTATTTATAATATATATTTAATTAAATAAACACCTAATGGCAGATACTTCATTATTTGGCAGACTACGTAGACTGTTTTCCACCGATGTAATTATTAGAAATATAGGAGGTAATCAATTAAAGGTTGCTGACGTAAATTCTATTCAAAGAACAGGTAACTTTGAAACTAACTCTCTTATAGATAGATTTACAAGATTACATATATACAATAATAAAAACTTATATAATCCTAACTTAAATTATCAAACTTTAAGAGTTCAATTATACTCTGATTACGAAGCTATGGATACTGATCCTATTATAGCTTCAGCTCTAGATATTTTATGCGACGAAGCTAGTCTAAAAAATGACCAAGGAGAAGTATTATCTATTAAATCTTCTGATGAAAATATACAAAAGGTACTTTATAACTTATTTTATGACGTTTTAAATATAGAGTTCAATTTATGGTCGTGGACTAGAAATATGTGTAAGTACGGTGATTTCTTCTTAAAATTAGAAATAGCTGAAAAATTTGGAGTTTATAACGTACTTCCTTACACGGTTTATAATATGTCGAGACACGAAGGTCAAGATCCTGACGATCCTACTAAAGTAGAATTCGTAATAAATCCTGAAGGTATAGCAAGTTCTCAAGATCCTTATTACATGCCTAAAAATGAAAATGTAGTAAAATTAGATAATTATGAAGTAGCTCATTTTAGGTTGATATCCGATACTAACTATTTACCTTACGGTAGATCTTATATTGAACCTGCTAGAAAAATATTTAAACAGCTAACGTTAATGGAAGATGCGATGTTAATTCATCGTATAATGAGAGCTCCTGAAAAAAGAACTTTCTTTGTAAATGTTGGTTCTATTCCTCCTGCTGAAGTTGATCAGTTTATGCAAAAAACCATCAATACAATGAAAAAAACTCCTTATGTTGATCCGAAGACTGGTCAATATAATTTGAAGTTCAATATGCAGAACATGATGGAAGATTTCTATATACCGGTAAGAGGAGGAGATGCTTCTACTAGAATTGAAACTACTAAAGGATTAGATTATGATGGAACTAATGATATAGCATACCTACAGTCTAAACTATTTGCCTCACTAAAAATACCAAAAGCTTATTTTGGATATGAAGGTGAACTACAAGGTAAAGCTACCCTAGCTGCTGAAGACATTAGGTTTGCTAGAACAGTAGAAAGAATACAAAGAATAATGGAGTCTGAATTAACTAAAATAGCTTTAGTTCATTTATATACTCAAGGCTTTACAGGAGAAAGTCTTACTAACTTCGAAGTTAAACTAACTAACCCTTCAATAATTTTTGAGCAAGAAAAAGTAGCTCTTTTGAAAGAAAAGGTAGATTTAGCTAATCAAATGAAAGACTCTAAACTATTCCCTACCGACTATATCTATGATAATATATTTAATTTATCTGAAGATCAATACTTAGAATTAAGAGATCTTATAAATGAAGACAGTAAGAGATTATTTAGGATATCTCAACTTGAAGCTGAAGGTAATGATCCTGCTAAATCTGGTAGATCATACGGTACTCCTCATGACTTAGCATCTATGTACGGTAGAAGAGCAACAGCAACTGAAAAAGGAGGAGGTCCTGGAGAATTACCATCAGGGTATAATGAAGTAGGACCTGAAGGAGGTAGACCTAGAGAAAAAATGTCAGTATACGGAACTAACAAAGATCCTATAGGAGGTAGAGATAGATTAGGAACTGATGGTATGAAAGGAGGATTCCCTTCTGATAATGAAAATGTACAGGAATCTGATAATTTAACTGCTAAACAAGTATACCATCAAATTAAAAATTCTATTGATTCTAATAAAAAAATAATTTTTGAACAAAAAGATGAAAAGCCTTCGAAATTATTAGATGAAAATCAATTAAGAGATTTAGACAACTAATACATATTTATATATAGGAACCGTATATTATGAAGATAAAACACTCAAAGTTTAAAAATACAGGTTTGATTTATGAATTGCTAGTAAAGCAAATAGCTGCTGATACACTATCTAAAAATGAATCTCCAGCCTTAGGTATTTTAAGAAAGTATTTTGCCGGGAAAACTACTCTTGCAAAAGAACTTAAGTTATACGAATACATACTGAAAAATACTAATTTAGCTGAAAATAAAGCTGAAACTGTTATTTCAAGTATTACAGAAATATCTCGTAAACTAAATCAACAAACACTTAAAAATCAAAAGTATAATTTAATATCTGAAATTAAAGATAATTATGATATTGATGAATTTTTTGGTATCCAAGTAAGAGATTATAAACCTTTAGCCGCTTTATATTGCTTATTGGAAGCTCAAAATAATAATACTTTAGTTAATCCTGATTTTTTAGTAAGTAATAAACTTACTATATTAGAACACTTAACTTCTAAAGAAGTTGAAAAAGAAGATGTAAAAGAAACTTTGATAGAAGAATATTCAAAATACGATAAAGATTTAAGATTACTAACTTATAAAATATTATTAGAAAAATTTAATAAAAACTATAAAAATCTTTTACCTGAGCAAAAAAATATCTTAAAAGAATTTATCACCTCAGTTAATTCTACTACTAGGCTTAAAAAGGTAGTTAATGAAGAAATAAAGAAAATTAAAGAAAAAGTTGAAAAATTTTCTAATAATATAAAAGATGAGGTAGTTAAAATTAAATTACAGGAGGTTACTAAAAATTTAGTTCCTGTAAAAAAGACTGAAAAAATTACTGATAACCATTTAGTTAATCTTATGCAATATTACGACTTAGTAAAAGAAATGCAAAGATTATGAAAAAAAGCGTAATAGTAAAAGCGGTTAGAGAAGTAATAGAAGAATTAAGCACTACAGCCGGAGCTGGTAGCTATTTATCTAAGTACGCCTTTGGTAGAAAAGGTAGGAAAAATAGAGCTACTAAAAAAATGGAAAAGCTGGGGTACAAATTAATTAAAGATAAAAAAAGACCTTATAGTACTAAACTTATAGATTATTTAGATGAAAACGTTAACTGAAAAATATAACGCCGTTTTAGAAGGCAAATTTTCTAAGTCTCAATTCGTAAAAGATGCAAAAAGAGAACTACCTAAACTTATTTCCCCTTACAATGGCTACAATGACACTGTTCAAATTTTAAAATCTAAAGGAATGATTTTCGAAGCAGTTAAAGATACTTATGTATCTTCTGCTGAATTAGAATATTCTAAAGTTAAAGGTATAGATAAATTTCCTATTCACGACGTAGAAAGAGGAATAGATTACGAATTAGAAGCAGCTGGATTTGATTCAGTTAGTTTAGATGGAGTAACTCAAGAAGAAAGAGATAAGGCTTGTAAAAAAGTAGTTAAAAATTTGGAAAAAGATCCTTTACACTATATTAATCTCATATCCGGCGAGTCTTCAAAAGTAGACAAGCATGATAAA